TTGGTTCCTATGCAGGGTACTTAGACAACAACTCAACTTACCGCTTTCGGTACACAAGTCCTGAGTTAACATTTGGTGACACTACTAAACTTAAGTTTCTTAAAAAACTTAGGCCAGTTATTGTAGGAGGAAGCGGAGCCAATATATTTATTAAGTGGGCTTACGACTTTAAATCAAAAACAGGCACTAGCGACATAACACTAGCAACACAAGCAAAAGCTTTTTTTAATGAAAGTCAGTTTAATATAGGTCAGTTTTCGACAGGTGAGTTTGTAACAACAGGTTTAGACGTTAATGCTAACGGTAGTGGCGGTAGCGTTTCTATTGACATGGAAGCTGACATAAACGGAGAAGAATTATCTTTACAGGAAATCAACGTGCTTGCAACAGTAGGTAGAACAATATGAGTAATTATACTAAAACAACAGACTTTGAAGCTAAAGATAGTTTACCTTCTGGAGACGCTGGTAAAATTATTAAAGGAACAGAGTTTGAAGTAGAATTTGACAACATAGCAACTGCAATGGCCACAAAAGCAGACTTGGCTGGACCGACGTTCACAGGCACTGTAACTATAGGGGCTTTGACTTTTAATGGTACGTTGTCTACAGGAACTATTGACGGAGGAACGTACTGATGGATGAGCTTTTAGAGCAATTATTAGGAGGAGCAGGGACCGCTGCTGGTTTAGCTCTAGCTGCTAAAGGGTACGAAGACGTAGGAGACATAGGTAGAGAAGCTTTTGAACGTATGTCTACAGGCTTTACAGATGATTCTGGACAGTTTACTCCTGGTTTAGCAGGAATGTTAGAAGAAAGGTTTAAGTTTCAGCCCTACACCGTCACAACAGCAACAGGCGGTCAGTTTGGTATGACTCAGGACCCCGCAACAGGGCAAATGACGTATGACATTCAAACGTCCCCTGACGAACAGAACCTACAGAAAGAACAGTTGCGTAGGGCAGAGTCCTTCTTTAATTTAGCAGAGACAGGTACAACGCAACGTGAGCAAGACATATACAACCGCATGAGGGCAGCACAAGCTCCTGAAGAAGAACGTCAACGTCTTGCATTAGAACAACGCTTGGCTAACCAAGGACGACTAGGTGTACGCACGTCCATGTTTGGAGGAACCCCTGAGCAACTAGCGTTGGCACAAGCTCAGGAAGAAGCTAAGAACAAAGCTATGTTAACTGCGTTGGAGTTTGCAGGACAAGAGCAACAACGACAGGCACAGTTGGGTACAGGTATGCTGGCCGCAGGTTACGTACCGCAAGCACAGTTGTTAAGTGGGTTACAACCAGGAATAACAGCAGCAGAACAACGTAGACAAGCCATGGCACAACAAGCAGGGGCATTTGGAGAAACTTATGCAACAGGACTTGAGGCGTTGCTACAGTCAGCACTAGGTCAGGCTAATATTGCTGGAATGGTTGGCGGTAGTATTGCTACAGAAAGCTTAGGCGGTCTATTTAGTTAAGGAGAATTTATAATGGCTACATTTTCAAGAGGGTTTTTGTCTCAGCTAGGTCAACCTGCTATGTCCCAAAGTTTGTTTAACTTAGGTTCTGCGCTTGGTAGTGTCCCTGGTGCTATGAAAGCCAAAAGAAAAAGAGAAGAAATAGCAGGGATTGACTTAAAAACCTCTACAGGACTAACGAAACTAGCTACGTACTATCAGTCCATAGGTGACTTAGCAAAGGCTGCTGAAGTTGCTACAGCGGCAACCCAGCTTAAAATGTCAGAAGACCAACAAACTGCTTTTGAAACATTAAAAGGCAATGTAGGACAGAGAGCTAGAAAGATAGGACTAGACGACATTGCTGATAACGTAACTAATTTTTCTTATCAGGACAGAGATTTATTAGTACAGGTAGCCTCTGAGCTAAGACAAGAAGAAATAAAAAACCTTGCTAAGAACCCAGCAACTAGAAAAGCACTAGCAGTAAATCTTGGTTTAGTCAAAAGTCCAGAAGAATTTGAAGAAAGAAAAAAAGAGTTTATGGCAATGACTGAAGAAGGTTTTGCTTCTTTAGTAACTGGCGCAAAAGGAGAATTAAAAGCTTTTGAAACGAGGGACCCAAAAGACGGCAGTACAAAAATTAAAACTTTTAGAGTAAATGACGCAGGTTTAGTTTTTGACGAGGCTAAGTTTAGATTTATTCAACCCAATGAAGCTGGTATAATAAAAGAAGCACCTAAAGTAACTAAAGTTGAAAATATTGCAGCAGGTATGGCAGATGAGCTATCTAAAGTAGGTGCAAAGAACTTCGCTGAACTTTACGAAGGAGCAAGAGCCGCTGGTTTAACTTTAGACTCTATAGACAAAACTTTTCCTAATATTGACAATATGTTTACAGGAAAACTAGCAGAAGTTAAATTATCAATTTCAAAGTATGCTAAAGAATTCGGACTAGATATTAGTGATCTGATTGGTGACGACACTATAACTAATACTGAAGAATTTATGACTAGGGCAGCAGATAGAGTTGCTCAGTACATTAAAAATTTAGGAGCTGGTACAGGACTTTCTGATGCAGACAGAGAGTACTCTGAAAGAGCAGTAGGAGGACAGATTAAGCTTGATGCAAAAACTTTAAAAAGATTGCTTACTTCTTTACGAAGAGCAGCAGAAAATAAAGTAACAACATATATGAATACAAAAGAAAAACTTAGTAAATCACTTGGTAAAGGCAACCAAAGTGCTTTAGATTTTTTCCCTGATATTGTTGCGAAAGATCCAAGCGTTCCTATGGGTCGTGATACGGTTGTCAACGAATTTCTAAAAAATGTAAATAATCCAGACTAGGATTCTAATTATTATGTCTATGGTTGAAAACGAATACACTCAAGAAGAATACATAGCTGGCATACGAAAAGCCAAAAAACAAGGTAATATGGCTATGGCTGAAGCTATTGCTAAAGAAGCTGCTTTAGTATACCCTAATTATAGATATGAACCTCCTCCTGGTCCTACTATTACGGAAAAAGTTAAAACAGGTTTAATGGACTACGGTAAAACTGTTTCTCGTAATGTTTCAGAGTTTGATCCTTCTGAGGCCCTTTCAGAGTTTCCTGAAAAAGTAACTAAAAGAACAGAAAGAATATTAGGAGAAGATAAATTTGACTCTCCTATGGGAATAAAAAAGGGGTTAGTAGCTGGTTCTCAAGTTATTAGAACAGGAACAGAATTAGCTTTTGATTCTCTTGGGATAATAATTCCTGATTCAATTAAAAAAGGTGCTGAGACAGTCTGGAACACAATAAAAGATACTGATGCAGCTAAAAAAGCAGCAGAAGCTTTAGAGGTTGGTTATGAGGCTTACTCTGAGTTTGCCGAAGAAAACCCTGAATTTGCAGAAACTTTTGAAAGCACAGTAGACGTAATGGCTGTATTAACTCCTGGTTCTAAAAGTCAAATAAATACGTTTACTAAACCTGCTGAAAGAACAAAAGAAAAATATAATGTACTTGTAAAAACTGAAAAGCGAGAAAAATTAAAAGAATTACTAGGACCACAAAAAGTTGGAGAAAGAGGTTACGAAGGAGAGTACGAATCTTTAGGAGGAATCCTTGATAAAACAGAGTACGTTCCTACACCGTCAGAACAAAAAATGTTAGATATTTTGACAGATACTCCAAGTATAAATGCGAATGATACTTTTGTAAAAATGTACAACAAAATTCAAGAAGAAGTAAGAATAGAAAATAATAAATTAAAAGTTGCTATAAGACAACAAGGAAACCCTAAATTTTCAGGTGAAAACTTTAAAATACTTCTTGGATCTAAGTTAAAGAAAGAATTTGAAAAAGGTGCAGAATATAACGGTTTAAGCACAGAATCTCAAAAAATAGCCAACAGGTACTTAAAAAAAGCCATTGAACTAATAAACGACAATAAAGCAGATGCGTTAGGTTTGCTAAAAGCTAGAAGAGAATTTGATAGGTTTGTAAACCAAGGATCAAAAGGCGGTATTTTAGACCCTACGTCAGAAAACGCAAAGAGTGTCGCTGGTCGTTATGTAAGAAACATATTAAACGATAAGTTAAAAAGCATAGCAGGTAAAGAAACAATAGAAACGTCTCTTGACCGTATGCACCAGCTTTTAAACGCTCGTGATATTGTTAGTAAGAGAAGAATAGGAGAAGGGGGCAATAGACTATCAAGAGTATGGGACAAAATAAGTGATGTCTCAAATCTTCCTAGCACTCCTCTTGCTCTTTTTGCTACATTAAGAGTACCTATTGCGGGGCTTGTTGGACTAGGTACAGCAGGAACGGCAGGGGCTGTAGCAGCAGGAACCGGTGCTTTTATTCTTTTAAAAGCTGCTGATAAAAAAGTCCAAGTAAAATATTACGCTAAACTTCTTTCAGGAATGGATAAAGCAATTAAAGCCTATAAAAGTGATAAAAATTTAGTAAGAGAGCTTAAAGCAGACAGAGCTTACTTTGTATACTTACTAGATCAAGCTAGACAAGAAAAACAAGAAGAGGCTGTTGTAGCCCCTTAGTTAACCTTGTTTGTCTAAATAGTCCTTTATAGCTGCCTTAACAGCGTCTTCAGCTAACACAGAACAGTGTATCTTCACTGGTGGCAACGCTAGTTCGTCTGCTATCTCTGTGTTCTTGATTTCCGTAGCTTCCTCCAGAGTCCTGCCCTTAACCCACTCAGTCAGTAGTGAACTAGACGCAATGGCACTACCGCAGCCGTAAGTCTTAAACTTAGCGTCTTCAATAATGCCCTTGGCTCCTACCTTTATCTGTAGTCTCATAACGTCACCGCAAGCTGGCGCTCCTACCATACCTGTGCCTACGCTTTCGTCGTCTGAGTCCATCTTACCGACGTTCCGTGGGTTTTCATAGTGGTCCATTACTTTGTCACTGTAAGCCATGTCGTTACAACTCGCAACTATTGCCAGTACAGGCTAACTGTTGTGAGCCTTCAGTCATGTCTGACTCTTCATTGACGTTCCAATCTATCTGCTTCGGAAACCCTTTGACTAACTCGTCGTACACTTCTTTGTCAACAGGCTCATAAGGGGCTTGTTGGTACGTGTGTTCTGAGTAAGGTAAGAAGCTTATGCCACTTATCTTGTCAAAGTTGTTGTACAACCATTGCCCCACTTGTAGGAACTCGTCGTCCCTGTAGTAACACGTCATGCTAGGCTTGTGTTCACACCAGAAGTCCTGGTAAGTCTGCCAGAGACATAACTGTTCCATAGCTCCCATGTCGTTAGCCACCACAGCCCCTTCAGGAGACTGTATAGGGAACGAAAAGACTTTAGTAGTAGGAGACATCACGTCTTCCTCTACAGGGACTCCTGCGGCTTCTAAGACACCACAGAGGGGATCTCTAGCGTCTGCCCTAACTCTTCTTATGTACTGTTCTGAGTACCTTGGGTGTATCCCTGACGCACTGTCCACTAGTTGACTCACAGTGCCGCTTGGCTTAACAGCAGTAATAGCAGTACTAGCGTTAATCTTAAGACGCTTGGCCCACTTCTTGTTAGTCTGTATAGCTTCTTCTTTGAGTTGTGTAAGCCAGTGTTGCAAGTCTGCACGTCCTGATCTCCCTGAAAGTATTGGGTGGTCCATAATTCCTGTTAATGATACACCAAGCAAAGCTTCTTCTTCGGTGTTGTCTTTCCATACTTTTCTTAAGTACCTGAAGTCAGTCAGGGTAGCCTGTAGCGTACCCAGTACAGCAGCAGTCCTGACCTTAAGACGTAACCCCTGTAACGTGTCGTCTGCCCTGATAACGACTTCAGACAGGTTACAGAACTGGTAAGGTCTGAGTATGATCTCTGAACACGGATTAGTACCAAACTCGTAGTCTGCGTCTCTACGTCCATTCTTAGCTGCCTGTTGTTGACTAGCTACTCTACTGAACACACCTCTTTCTCCTGACCTAGACTCGTAAAGGCTTTTCCATTCGTCCAGGAAAGAGTCAAAGTCTGGTTTCTCTGTGTAACAAGCAGAGTTATTCGCTAGGCCACGTTGGGGATTATCTACCCACCACTGTCCTGACTTACAGCGTCTTATTCTGTCGTCAGTGAGATTACTGAGACTGATGAGAGCCGACCGTCTGACTCCCCCGACGACGACGATTTGTGCAATCTTACAGCAGAGATCGTGACACTCGATGGAACTAAGCTTTCTTCCAGCAGCGCCAGTAAAAACTTCGACGGTGAACTTGAAGAGATCGACAAGAGGCTCAGGACCACTTGCTCTACCACCGAAGGTTTTAAGGGGTTGCCCTGAAGAACGAACTCCAGATACGTCCCACTTTGGAATCTGACCTGAATACAACATTGCAATAAGTTCCCTAAATGCTTTTGCCCATCCAATCTTAGAGTCAGCGACGAATATAACTGTATCGGTATCATATAATTTTTCTGCAACCTCTGGAAGTTTGTTTATGTACTGACGCTCAACGCTAAACCCTACTCCTGTCCCACACATTAGGACGTACATCATCTCGTCAAATGCTTTAGGGTGGTCTATAGGTAAGTAAGAACAGTTGAACCCAGCTACGTTGTCTTTGTCTAACGCTGCACCAGCAGTCATTAAAGCTCTCATACTAGGCATTACTTGTAAGTCATGTATCTGTTTGTAAATGTCCTGAGCTTCTTTGCTCGTGATGTACTCTTTGTCCTGCCAAAAGTTCAAGTACCTGTTCACTGTTTCAGACCAAGACTCCCTACGTTGCTCCTCTGGTAAGTAACGTGCGTACCTAGATTTGTGTATGTACTGTTGATAAGCGTCCATTATATTTCAAATTCTCCGTGTGTTAGTATTGACATTTTTATACGGTCAAGTAAAAAGTAAAGTTCTTCGTTGTCCATGTTAGTAGACACCACTAATGTATCTTTTGACTTAACGATACAAAAAGCCTTGTCGTACTTGTCTAAGTTTTCTGTGTCTGTAATACATTCAAACACTTTAGCAACTTCTTTTTTGTCTCCGAAATTTCCTTTTATGACGTTCATTACTCCTGTTCCTCTGTCAGTCTTTTCAAGTACCACTGACATTTCTTGAGGTCCTCTACTGGTTTGCCTTTGTATCTGTACCTCCAGATGTATTTAAGGGCGTTACCTTTTAAGTACCCTTTGAACTCTACTGGAGACATACTTGCTTTGATTGCGTCAATAGCTTCTATGTCTCCGCTGTTGTAGTGTGGGGGTTTGTTTACGTTGTCTTCTGCTAACTTACCGTCAAACACTTCGGACCACGCTTTAGGTTTACCTGCGTTGTAAGCTCTGTCCCAGGCTTCGGGTGTTTCGTCATTCAGTCTCATCTTCGTCCTCCTCTTCATCTGCAACGTCCTCTTCAAAGTCGTCTAGTCTATTTATAAATTTGTCTTCAAACCTGTCCAGTAACTCTTCTGAGGTAATCTCCAGAGCCTCTAACAAGTCGTCAGAATCATAGGTGTTCAGTACACGTTCTTTAATTTCCTCCATTGTTAGTGACATAACCTATCAACTCCTCCAACGTGTCCACTGAGTACCAACGAATGTTTTCTTTTTCGCACCATTTAGACATGGTTAACTTACCTCCTTTTCTTACTTTTTTTTCTGGATTCATGAGTACAAATACAAGTTCCTGTCCTTCGGGTAAACTATCTCTAACGCTGGTGTATTTCTTAGTGTCTCCCTCTCTGAAGAAGCCCTTACATTCAACAAGTGTACCTGTAGAAGTGTGTACAAAATCAGGACAGTACTTACGATAAACAGTATATGGGACCATGAAAGGTTCATAGGCAAATCCTTTTAGTATTTTGGAAACTGTGTGTTCAAAGTTACTACGAAATTTCAATTTCTTGGACCTTCGGCTCATTTTTTACCTCTGTTAAGTAACGTGGACCTGTGGAGTACAAGAAAGCTCTAAGGTTGGGCCAACAGGTTTTCTTGTAAGCACAGTACGAACAACCCACAGCCAGCTTCATGTTACCGCTTTTGCCTTCCGGTACAGCTTCGTAACAAACCTCTGGTGGGGCCTTTTGTTTAACAACTTTCTTGATGTGTTTAATCTTGTCCTTCATGTCGTAAGAGATAAGATTATTTATAGGAGCTTGAGTGTCCGACTCGTCGTACATAAGGTAAGTCAAATGTCCATTTTGTTTGTCCATTGCTAACCAACCGTACTTAGTCTCACCTTCAGAAGCTGCGTAACCTTTTATCTGTGCTACGTATCCGAAAGGATCGTCATAAGCTACAGAGCCTTCTTTGAACTTCTTGAAACCGTAGGTAGAAGCAGACTTAACGTCAGTCACTACTCCGTCTATCTTACAGTCCATAGAGCCTTTGATGCCTTCTACTTCACAGGATTTCTGTTCGTCGGTTACTTTGTGTCCTGCTACTCTAGCCAAGAACAAAAGCATTTCTTCTATGAGGTGTCCGTACATGAACTTAATGTACGTATGAGGAAGTATGTCCTCTCCTTTCTCAGCGTCGTTGTACACGTTCCAGAGAAACCTGTCTTTACGTCCTATGTTGGACATACGAAGCTTTCTACTGTCGTCGTACTTTTCTGTGAACTGCTGACGCATAAGGTCTTTGACGTTCTCACCAAACTGTTCGATACAAGCGTCTATGTCTACGTCTTCAGAGACTTCTTTTGTGTCTACCAGTTTGTATATGTCACTAACTAATGTATGTATGTTTTTCATATATAACTCTCTATTATTTCTTCAACAATTTCTTTAGCTTGCTCCGTTGTGCAGTTGAACCACTCAGACCGTCTTTCGTACAGCTTTTGTAGTGCAGCGTGTGCTTCAGACTCCGCTGATCTACGATCTGTAACGTCCCAAGACGCAGCCAAAGAGTAGTCCCTAAAAGGAGAAGAAGTCTGATAACCGTTCAAACGGTCTTTTGCGTCTACTGCCATACCAACCTTTACCCACTCAGGGAAGTTTGGGTTAGTCATAACGTACACTTGACCTTCTGTGCTGCTTTCGTACTTCTCAAGACTGCTAAAAGCAGCGGCTTCAAACGTCTTGTAGCGTCCTGGTTTGTGTAAAGGATGGGACTTAGAGATATACTTCCCATTGACCCACATTTTAGTCTGATCTCTTTTCCAAACTGCTTCTGGATTGTCTTTGTAGTACTTACCTTCGCCTCTTTTATAGTTCATTATTGATCTCCTTAGTGTGTCTCTGCCCACGTTGTGCCAATTTTATATTCACCGTCCAGAGGACAACGAAGCCCAAACTCTATTCCTGCCGCCTTCAAGCACTCAACCCCTAGCCAACCAAACTTGTCTGCATGGGCTTCACGTACTTCCGTCTGTACTTCGTCATGTATGTTACCTATGAACTTGTAGTCTAGCTCCCATTCTTTTGCGTACTTGTCCAGGATTACCAAAGCCTTCTTCATAACAATAGCACCTGCCGCCTGTAACAGAGTATTCAGTGCAGCGTGTCCTGATCTGACATGAAGTCTTCTACCGTCAAGGCCCCTGATATAACCTCTTCCAGACGCTCGTACAACTCTTTCTCGTAAAGACTCAAGAGAAGGTGTGTTTCTAAGAAATCTTTCCTTAAGTCCAGCACCGTCTCTTGCACTTCCTCCAACAATAGTACCGATTTTTGCGTCCCCTGCTCCATAGAGAAAAGCGTAAATAAAAGTTTTTGCCTGATCTCTGTTTGCAAGTCCTGCAGCCATTTGATTTCTGGTATGAACGTCTTCTCTAAGTAAGACATTGGTAAACTCCTTGTCGTCCATGTAGTGAGCTAACATACGTAACTCTAGCCCACTAGCGTCAAACCCTACGAGCTTAGTACCACTAGGGACTGTCCAACAAGAGCGACACTCCGTACCGTAAGGTTTACTACTGGCAGGTATCTGAGCCATGTTAGGGTTCTGGTGTGTCATACGTCCTGTGACTGCACCGTTACTGATTACCCTGCCATGAACCCTGCCTGTGTCTTCGTTAACGTGGTCAAGCCATGAGTGGACCTGTGCGTATCTTTTTTGTAGCATCAAGTACTCACTCACAGCTTTAGCTTCTGGTAAGTCAATCGTTTCTAAAACGGACTCGTCCACGATTGGGTTACCTTTTTCAGTAGTTTTTCCAAAAACCGCACCAAGCTCTCCCAAGCGTTTCGCAATTTGCTGCCTACTGCCAACATTAAAGGTTTCCACCTTGTCTTTAAGTCTCCTACCCGTCTTCTCAGAGTATCTTTCATGGACGATAGGTGGGAACTTACTTTGTAAATCATCTTCGATAACATTCATTCTCTCCTTAAACGTAGCGCACAACTCATGTGCTAATTGTTGGTCTAAAGTCCAACCGTTTTTCTCCTGTTGGTTAGTTATGAACTGCACTTGGTGTTCCAAGTCTAAAGAAACACTTGAGAAACACTCCATGTCCTTCGTTAACTTCTGGTGTACTGCTTCAGTAAGTTCCACGTCACGTATGCAGTACTTTATCATGTCTGCGCTCAAGCAAGTCCAGTCATTATGATCTCCTTTTGGGAAGCCTAACTCATTACCCCAGTTCCTCAGAGAATGTCCTCCAGACTTACTTGGGTCAGCTAGACGTGATAACACTAGCGTATCAA